TGGGCGTTAAAAAACCCGTTGAAAAGAAGCCTGTAGCTAAGAAAAAAGCTCCAGCCAAGAAGAAATCTGCGAGTAAAAAGTAATGGCAACGTCAGGTACTACCGCATTTAACATGGACTTCACGGAGATCGCTGAAGAAGCGTGGGAGCGTGCTGGCCGTGAAATGCGTTCTGGATACGATTTGCGTACTGCACGTCGGTCCATGAACCTGATGACCATTGAGTGGCAGAACCGTGGGATCAACCTGTGGACCATCGATGAAGGCACCGTAAGCCTCGTTGCTGGTACGTCTGAGTACGATCTGCCAGCAGACACCATTGACCTTCTTGAGCAGGTAATTCGTACAGGTGCAGGTAACCAATCGACACAATCTGACCTTACGATAAGTCGTATTAGCGTAAGTACCTACGCATCTATCCCAAACAAGTTATCGCGTGGTAGACCTATTCAAGTGTGGATAGAACGCTTACGAGATAACCCTAAAATCAACGTTTGGCCTGTGCCAGACACAAACGACTATACCTTCCGTTATTGGAGGCTCCGCCGCATTCAAGACGCCGGTGCCGGTGCTGAGACTTCAGACATGAACTTCCGCTTTTTCCCATGTCTTGTCGCAGGTCTTGCATACCACATCGCCATGAAAGTGCCGGAGCTTGCTGAACGCTTGCCTATGCTCAAACAAGCATACGAAGAGCAATTTGCTTTAGCGGCGGGGGAAGATAGAGAAAAAACACCAGCTCGTTTTGTTCCTCGCGCTATGAGGATCTGAGATGGGCAATCGATTTGCGTCAAGTCAGAAAGCGCTCGGCGTATGCGATGTATGTGGCTTTACGTACAAACTGCGTGAGCTACGTAATGTTTACAAGAAGGGACGCGATACAAACATTAAATCGTGCCCTGAGTGTTGGGATGGAGACCATCCGCAGTTAAAGCTGGGGGAGTTTCCTGTTAATGACCCACAAGCGCTACGTGATCCACGTCCTGATTCTAATCAGTATGCGGCTAGCAGAGCGTTAATAGAGCCAGTCAAGCCGGTTGTCGGTACTGGATTTATAGGGCAAGCTGTAGTTCAGATTTCGTAGGAGTGAATACGATGCGTAAGCAAACACCAAAAACTGCTAAGAAGCCAAAGTCCAAGAACAAGCAAGTCAAGGTTCGTGGTACTGGTGCGGCTACAAAAGGACTCTATGCTCGCGGTCCTATGGCATAAATCATGAACTATACCGAGCTGAAAACTAACATTGAGGACATCACTGAAAATACGTTCACTGATGATCAGCTCGCTATGTTCACAGAACAGGCTGAACAGAAAATTTACAACACTGTTCAGATCCCCGCGCTCCGTAAAAACGTTACAGGGACGCTCACAGCGAGTAATAAATATCTAGCCACACCTGCTGATTATCTGTATACCTATAGTTTAGCGGTTGTAGACGGTAGCGGTAATTACCATTTCTTGTTAAACAAGGATGTGAATTTTATTCGTGAAGCGTATCCAGTACAGACTACTACAGGATTGCCTAAACACTACGCTAACTTTGATGATGATAGCTTTATTGTGGGACCAACTCCTGATAGCGGGTATACAATGGAGCTTCACTACGGGTATTACCCTGAGTCGATAGTAACGGCGGGTACTACATGGTTAGGCGAAGAGTTTGATTCTGCGCTCTTAAACGGAGCGTTGGTGGAAGCCTTGCGTTTTATGAAAGGTGAGCCAGACCTCGTACAGATGTACGAGCGCATGTATGTACAGTCGTTGAAGTTACTCAAAAACCTTGGCGATGGTAAACTTCGCGGCGATACTTATCGTTCAGGACAACCTCAGATACCTGTAACTTAGGGGATAAAAGATGGCAATTACTCAAGCAATGTGCACGTCATTCAAGAAAGCGCTTCTTGATGGCGAAATGGATTTTAGTTCAGATACGTCGGCAACGTTCAAAATCGCGTTGTTTACTTCATCTGCAACTCTTGGAGCGTCTACAACGGCGTACTCAACAACGAACGAAGTTTCAGGGACTGGGTATACAGCAGGTGGTAACACGCTAACTGTTGTGGCTCCTACGACGTCTGGGACCACTGCGTTCCTAGACTTTGCAGATACAACGTGGTCTACCGCAACAATCACCGCACGGGGAGCGTTGATCTATAAGTCTGGTGGTGGCGACCCTGCCGTTGCCGTACTTGATTTTGGTGCCGATAAAACGTCTACTGCTGGCGATTTTCAGATTCAGTTCCCTACAGCCGACGCGAGTAACGCCATTATTCGGATAGCGTAATGCCTTCCTCTGTCACGTATACAGGGTGGGGTTCTACCTCTTGGGGCCAAGGCTCTTGGGGTACGGATCTCTCCATTGTAAGCGTCGATGGAGTAGGAGCTACCGGCGCAGTTGGCACCGTTGTTGTCGCCGCTGATGCCGATGTCAGTGTTACTGGATTAGAAGCTACTGGCGCACTTGGTAATGTTACTGTTACTGGTGCGGCTACAGTACAACCATCGGGGCTTGAAGCCACTGGTGGTATAGGAAACGTTCTTGTTGTTGCCGACGCTAACGTCGGCGTTACCGGTGTCGCCGGTACTTCTGCTTTAGGCTCCGTCACCGTTACTGCGGATGCAAATGTCAGCGTTACGGGTCTTTCTGCTACATCCGCACTTGGTACGGTCGTTGTCGCCGCTGACGCAAATGTCAGTGTCACAGGAGAAGAAGCTACCACAGCCCTTGGTTCTGTCACTGTTACAGGTGATGCGAACGTATCTCCAACCGGCGTTGAGTCTACAGGTGCAATAGGCACTGTCAGCGTTTCAGGTGATGCAAACCTCACAGTTACCGGCGTTGCTGGTACGACGGCGCTTGGCACGGTTGTTGCCACAGGTGACGCTATTGTCTCTCCATCAGGACTTGAAGCCACTACTGGCCTTGGTTCTGTCACTGTTACCGGCACAGCAAATGTATCTCCAACGGGGCTCGAAGCTACTAGCGCTCTTGGTACGGTCTCCGTTGTTGCTGATGCTAATGTAAGCGTCACAGGAGAAGAAGCTACTGCGTCTCTTGGTACCGTTGCTGTAACGGGTGACGCCATTGCAACCCCGTCAGGTCTCGAAGCGACCGGCGCAATCGGAACTGTACACGTTGCGGTCGTTGTTGATGTTATAGTTACGGGAGTTGAAAGTACCGTAAGTTTAGGTACAGTAACTGTTACTGCTGGAGCAACTGCACTTCCAACGGGCGTAGAAGCCTCGGGTGCAGTCGGAAACGTGTTTATCTGGGGTGAAATACCTACGGATCAGACACCAGACTGGCAAGCGATTTCTGACGGACAAACGCCAACTTGGGGTAATATATCATCAGGACAGACCCCAAATTGGCAGGATATTACAGATACGCAAAGTCCTTCTTGGGGTAATCTGGATACAGACCAGACGCCAAATTGGGACGATATAGCCGCTTGAGGACAAGAGAATGGCAACACAGTACACCAGCATACTTAAACTAGCGCTTCCCGTACAAGGCGAGCTTAGTGGTACTTGGGGCGATGTTGTAAACGACAACATTACTTCGATGGTAGAAGAAGCCATCGCAGGCCGCGCAGTCATCAATACGTGGACCGCTAACTCCCACACACTAACCACCGCTGACGGCACGACCTCTGAGTCTCGTGCGGCAATTCTTACTCTGACTGACACAGGCACAGCGTTGACTGGTGCAGGTACGGTCATTTGTCCAGCGGCGTCTAAGATCTATATTGTCGAGAACGGCACAGGCCAGACGATCACTGTCAAAACATCTTCTGGTACGGGTGTTGCTGTACCCAACACCAAGAACATGGTGGTCTTTTGTGACGGCACAAACGTCGAAGAAGGCATCACAAACATTAACAGCCTTACACTTAATGGCGACGGCGCTACTGTTTCAAGCATCAAAGACGAAGACAACATGGCGTCTGACAGCGCCACAGCACTCGCTACTCAGCAGTCCATCAAGGCGTATGTAGATTCTCAAGTTGGTGCTAACAACGAACTTTCTGAGGTTCTGGCTAACGGCAACACCACAGGCGGCACAGACATCTCGGTCTCGTCAGGCGACGACATCACCTTTGCGGATTCTTCCAAGGCTATCTTCGGTGCTGGCTCTGACTTACAGATTTATCATGATGGTAACAATAGTCGAATAGTAGATGCAGGGACAGGCGACTTATACTTACAAGCAAACGACCAATTACGCGTTACTAATGCCGATGCTACAGAAACAATGGCAATCTTTAATGAAGACGGCGCTGTAAGTCTTCGCTATAACGGCTCTGAAAAAATTGCCACGACGAACACGGGTGTTGACATTACGGGTACTGCTGTAACCGACGGCGTTACAGTCGCAGGTAACCTGTCAGTAGACGGCGGCACAATCAAGCTGGATGGTAACTATCCTACGGGTACAGATAACGTAGCGTTAGGTAATGCGGCATTAGATGACGGTTCACTTAGTGGTGGAAGAAATACTGCGATTGGAGCCAACGCACTAAGCGCCAATACCTCTGGTGCTTTTAATACAGCGGTAGGTAAGGATGCGCTTTCTCAAAACACAACCGCTTCTTACAACGATGCCCACGGGAGTGAAGCACTTAGGCTAAATACGACTGGAACAGGCAATGCGGCTTTTGGCGCAGGTACTTTAGACGCAAATACAACAGGTAGTTACAATACGGCTTTAGGAGGAGCCGCGCTAGGCGCAAACACCACGGCTAATTACAATACTTCCGTTGGCTATCAGTCACTTTTGGCCAACACTACTGGACAAAACAACACAGCTCTTGGTTATCAAGCGTTAAAAGCAAACGTTGGGGCAGGAAGAAGTGTTGCAGTAGGTTCTCAGGCACTAGCCGCCTTAGAAGATGGCTCTGAAAACGTTGCCGTTGGACAGCAAGCCATGAAGACCGAAACATCAGGTCAGCGTAGTGTTGCGGTAGGTCATTACGCATTGGCAGTGCAGAACAATACGGGCGCAGGAACAAACGTTTATAACACTGCTGTCGGCACATTCGCAGGTCAAGCGGTAACCACAGGCCAAAGAAACACCCTCATCGGTGGCCTTACCGGTGACGCAATAACCACAGGTGGAGATAACACAGCGCTAGGTTATCAGGCGCTTACAACAGCTACGACTGCTGGACAAAGCGTAGCTTTAGGTAACAATGCAGGTCGTTATACAACTACTGGTAGCTCTAACGTTTATATCGGTTATGACGCTGGTCAGGCAGGTACAACTGCAACACTAAACGTTGCAATCGGTAGGGGCGCTTTAGACGCTAATACTACGGGTAACAATAACGTTGCGTTAGGTTACTTATCATTATCGGGAAACACCACAGCGGCAAACAATACAGCTGTTGGAACAAATGCGCTAAGAGATAACACCACAGGAGATAACAATGTAGCGCTAGGTGCGTCTGCAATGCTTTCTAACACCACCGCTTCGTTTAACACGGCACTAGGTAGAAGTGCGCTACCTGCAAACACAACGGGCGCAAGTAACACGGGCATTGGTTATCTAGCGCTTTATGCAAACACCACAGGTGCTAATAATGTAGCTATTGGTGCAAATGCTCTTGATGCAAACACCACAGCGTCTAACAACGTGGCGGTTGGGTATCAAGCGTTGAGCGCAAACACCACAGGAACGCTTAACGTAGCAGTTGGCGCTTCGGCTTTAGACGCAAATACGACAGGCTCAAATACCACCGCTATAGGATGGGGGGCGCTGGGCGCAAACACTACAGGTACTTCAAATACTGCCCTTGGTTATCGAGCGCTTGATGCGAACACAACGGCCGGTGGAAACGTAGCAATCGGTAA